CCTCTTTCTCTGAGTTCCTTCTTTAGGATGTAAACCTTAGAAAGCACCTCATGTCTAGTCATCTGTCCTCTCGGCATCCTGTATCTCCTTTTCTAATAGTCTAGCGACACCTGCTCGTTTTGCCCAAGTATCTTTGTCTCCGTATATATGTCCAGTTTTGTGTTTTGGGTTAATACATTCCTGAAAGTCTTTTAATCCACACACAAGGTTGCTTAAGGATTCTTCGTCTCCTCTAGCACCAGTACTCCAATAATGTTGATCATTAATCCAAACTGCTCCACACTTTGAGCATTCCTTTCGACTGACTGATAAGTCAGATGTTTCCTTGGAATCCATTTGTAAATAATTTTTGTTTACGATTTACTATTTAATAGTAATAACTAATAGAATAATTATTTGTGATGATACTAAAACTTTTTATTCAACTTTGAGATTTCTAAATACCTATACATACACTTATCGGTCTTATATATGAAACGGTTTTTACCTTTCATAATGTTACTGATGGCGGCATCTTCAGCAAATGCAGGTGCCCTTACTCATAAATTATCTTCTAGTGTTCAATTAACCGTTGATGCTGCTGCTACCAATGTCACAAGATTGGGCAGCACATATTCTGTCTCGGGCAATGGCGTAGACACTACTGACGGAACAACAGTTAATACAATCTCAACAGGCACAATCACCAGTGGAGTATTATCTCCAGGAAATATTGCTGCGACTCAGGACACTCCAGGAAACGCTTTTAGTTTCTCTCAGTCTTACACACAGGCTGATGCAATCCCAACGAGTGCAGTCACTGTTGGTGATGTGGCAAACTTCGGCAACATTACATCTACAACTGCAGGAACTGCTGGTTCTCTAGCAGGTACTATATCCCCTACTGGTGCTCTTACGATCACGGCTGGTGGAGCTGGTACAAATGCTACGGGACAATTTGTCTCTGAGCTCACGATTCTACACTAAATACATGGAGGTCAGAAATCATGACTTCTGGAAGGATAACACTCTGGTATGTCCTAAGTGTGGTGGGTGCAAGTGTCATACTTGCTCCTGCCCAAGCGGTCCCCGTGGTCCCAAACTTCAGCCAGGGATCCATGACGAGCCACACGGAAACAACGTCAAAGGTGACTGAAACGATTAACTCTATAGATTATGCAACAGGATGGCAGTATTCAGTATCGGGTTCAAACGTAACCAACGGGGGACAATCTCTGAGTCCCAACCCAACAACAAACTCAGTGATCGTGAATCCATTAGGAGGAACAGAGGGGCAAGTAACAAGTGCCAACTCTGGTCTAAATTTAAATGGACAGAGTTTCACAATCGCAGAACCAGGAGCAGCATTCCAGTTCACTCAGACCTACATGGGACCGGGTGTAACAAATCAAACTGTGATTCAAAGGGTCACGGAGGTTACAAGCATCACAGATACCACAAGTATCTTTACCCAGTAATATCACTTCTTATCGCCTCCCCTGTCAGTGCTGCTGATGTGGGAGGTGTTTCTGCGACTGCTAATCCAATCGCAAACTCATCAGGCTCAGTTACCAATCAAGCCATTCAGGTTTTACAAGGACCATACATCACCAATCAATATGGTGGCGGTATTGCGTGTCAAGGTCCGACTGCTAATATTACACCCTTCATCACTCATGCTCGCAGTCAGAAGGATCCATTTGAACAATACTATATGGAACCTCAATATGATAATAGAGATTTTCAAGGTCAGATGGTAGAAACTCAGAAAGTAGTAAAGAACTTTCCTTGGTCACCACATTATGATGATAGAACATATACAAACTCAGAAGGTGAAACTGTTCGTGCCTATGAAGATGGTGCAGACATGACTATCACCACCATGGAAATGGCAGGGGATGGTGTTCCAGACAATCCAGGGCGGGAACTCTGGAGAAAACCAGTAAGAACTGGTGATGCAATTAATAATAGTACAAGTCTTGGTTTATCTGCAACACTTTCTTTCCCACTTGATGGTGGAATGCAAGAGCGTTGTAAGCAAGCAGCAGATACTCAAATACAAATGCAGCAACAAATGATTGCTAACAAGAGATTGGACTTTGAGATCGCAAGACTTAAGAATTGTGGTGAACTCATGCAGAGAGGAATCAGTTTCCACCCCAGAAGTCCTTACTATAAAATATGTGCAGACGTTTTAGTGCAAAATGTTAATACCGTCAAGCAACACCGACATTCTATCCCTTCGGTTTCAGTGCCGAGCGTAAGATCTTTATCGCCCGGTTCCGATCCCGTTGCTCCGCCCTCTTCTGCGACACCGACAATACAGGGGGCGTCTTACCCCGTAAGGTCGCAATCTTCTTCATTACCTTCTTCACAGTCGGTTTCACAACCTTTAACAAAAGATCAGCAAGAGGCTTTGCAAGCAGTGCAGAAGTCGTCGCGACTACAGCAATTGAGGCGGTAACAGTTACAGCACCTGGAGATGGTAGGTTAGCAACAATCTGATCTGGTATATTTAAATTCTCAAATACAGGGAGACATTCTTTTCCTACTGTCTCATACCTGACTATCTTTTTATTGTTTTGTAATACTTTTCCTACAGGGTTCTTTAACTGCTGCTCTCTTGTAGGACACTCTGCTAATGCAGCATCGGTTTTAGGATCTGGTGGTGCTTCGCTCTCTGTTTTAGTATCCTCTTCTTTCTCAGGAGATTTGATGGGTGGAGGTGGGGGTGCCTCCGTTGTTATATCTAATTTATCTGGATCGTAATCAATGGGATAAAAACTAGGGGTTCCAGCATCACAGAATACCTGGACACCATCCTTATCATCCTCCTTTAGTGTTTGATTCTCACTACTATCTCTATGAGACTCAACACATCCAGGAATATTAACAATAGGAATACCCACCTGTGTAGTCACGGGTGGGTATATTGGTATTGCATGTGATGGAGTTTTCAACCAGTCAGGTGTATCATTAATAATCAAATTACTAACTTGATTAATTCCAATATCAATATTACCTAATTGGATCTCTGGTATCATCAGTATTTACTAGAATGGTAATGCAGGACCAGTAGTTGTGGGCATAGGAATGGCACCACCAGTAGCAGTAGGAAGTTCTGGCATTGAAGCATCTAACATTTCGGGAAGTGCTCCAGAGATTGCTTCTGCAGCAGCTGCGGCAACTTGATTCTTTACATTATCAATAATAGAATCTTTATTGAGGTAAACATAAGTACCGCCACCAACGATACCAGCAGTTCCCACAAATGATAGCACTGCTAAAACATTAATTACTTTTTGCATTTAAATTACCTCAATCTATAAAAAAATCATCAGCGAAAGATTTCTTACTATTTACACTAGGAATAAGTTGATACGCCATTTTATCTCTCAACATATTAATACGCTTATCATCATACTGTTGGAAGTTATCCCTTTTCTCTATCTTCTTATAATAATGAAGAGCATTGAGAATAATTGTATAATCTTCCATAGATAGTTCAAAGTTCATGGTTTATATCGCATGTTAGTTCGCAATTGTCGCCTTCAAACTCAGAGTTTGGAATAAAAGGTGTAGACCCACAGACAGCACTTCTATACCATCGTACCGTGCTGCCTTCTGATTTCTCGTAGTTGCTCAAAGTCTTTTTGTTTTGTTCCACCATCATACTCCCAGGCATAACCCTCTTCGATCATTTGTTCGTTGAGTGACAGGTTGCTGTCCCCAATGTAAAGCCAACCAAGAAGACGCCCATATTTACCGACGCCACCAACAAGTTCAGTCCTAACAGACAACTCATCGTCACCAGCGATAGTACTCTCCAGTTTTTCTTTGAGCCAGTTGGTTGCTTCGATTCCAAGAGACTTCTCCTCTAGATTTCTCGTCCTTTTCTCCGGTGTATCAACTCCTGCAACTCTAACTCTTTCTTTCTTGTATAAATCAAACCCGAGGTCAATAGTGACATCAATAGTATCGCCGTCAAGAACACGATTAATCTCCGTCACTCGAAAGTTGTAACATGATTTCCTGCTTGGTGGTATCATTTTTCCCATAATCGATCTCCTTTGATTCTACTGCGGTTGCTATTCCGATTAGTGTAATGGCAGCAGATAGGACTGCTGCTGCACTCCATACCCACTTCTCTAGTTTACGAACTCTATCACGAAGTTCTTCTTGAGTTTTCTCAGCATCTTCAATGCGATGTATCAGGAGTGCTATCTGTTGATCCTGATCCGCATCCTTCTTGTTGATTTGATCCGACATCGTTCAATTCATCAAATGCTTCTCTTAGTATGTATATGACATACCCTAATGCCAGCGCAACAGCAATGACTACACAGATAATTACTGACCATACAGGATCAGCAGGATTATCTAAAGGTCTTAATAATAAATTCATTTATCAAAAGGTGCCCAGTGTTGCCACCCATATTTGTGAACATAGTGTATACCAATAATAGGCACAACAATTAATGCAAGACTTAGTGATCCAATCCCAAAAGGATTATTAAGAGTTGCCGCAGCAAAGTGTGCTGCTTTATGTGCTAGAAGATTCACAGATATCCTCCCCAGGTTTTCCAGAAGTCTAAAAAGTAAAAGTCAATGTCTGTTAAGGTGCCAGAAGGAGAAACTGTATTCTCATCAGTTGCCCACTTGATACAAAATCTAGTAATATCTGCTGACCCATTTACATGACTCACGCCATACATTCTGGAGAATGAACTCATAGCAAAGTTGTAACGTTCTTTAGTGTGCTGTCCCATTTCCGTCATAGTTATCGCTCTCATAGTAGATGTTTTCTCCCTTGTAAAAACCAAAAAATATAGTGGTCAATACAAAAGGTATTGAAATCCACAATAGTATAGTTCCAAACATACTTTATCTTCCTTTATATTTTAGAGGCCATGTAATGTGTAATGCATAACACAATAAGGATATGAATCCAAATACAAATAATCCGCTCATCATAGTTTTATATTCAACCAAGGTACTAGTGGAGGTATTACCCCTATGAGTCTAAGGAGACCTTCAGCAAATAAAGCGAGAACAACCCAACCAACACACATAGAAATAAGTCCAGCATTACGGTTGTGTCTACGAATTGCGTCATCAATCATCTCCTGACATTTTTCTTTAGTTACATAATCCTTTGACATTTACTCAACATGAATTACGCCAGTCATACCTGCGCCCTGATGAGGACCACAAAAGAAATTATAGTCCCCTTTGTCAGCAAATACAACGTCCTGTGTTTCGCCAGGAGCAAACAGTAGTGCTTCTCTAGAAAGATCAGGACGTGCTTCTACAATAATATTATGAGGAGGGAGTGCTTCATTGACAAAATGAACTGTTTCTCCTGCAGAGATTGTAATCTCATTCGGTTCAAATACTAGGTTTCCATCATGACCCATTGAGACATCTACTGCCCATGCTGGCATAGCAAAAAATAGTGTGATGAGAAGCGCAAAAAAGTACTTCATATAGTTTCAATCAACTACACTATCTATAATATTTTTGCGTTATTATACTTATATTGTATCTTGACTTCGTGACTATGTTTTGATTAGCAGTCATTGAAAACTGAACCAACTTCACTACCTATACTAGAACCCATTCTTTGCCCTAATAGAACTGCCCAACCAGATGCTAACCACCCAATATAAGGAATACTTACAAGCATTGGAGCAACAGCACCTGTGGCAATACTAGCGCCTGCTAGGGCACCTTGTGACCGTGCTCCAGCGTCCGCCACGATGCACTCTATGTCTTTCGCAGACTTTCCCTCGCTATCTACTGCAGCACCTCCCATATTACGAGTTCCATTCATAGTATATTGATCAAGACGATACTCGTCACGCTTTTCACTACCACCACCAAACAATCCTCTCCTATTCTTATCTAAGTGAAGCGATCTTTCAGATTCTAGAATAGCAGGATCGTTTGCTTTGTAGTTAATTTTATATCCATCTGGTCCTGCTTCAATCGTATATGAAGAATACTCTCCATGAGGTATATTGATAGTAGGAACTTGAGGTAGTTTTGGTTTCTCTGGTCGATGAATAACATATCCTAACAGACCTATATGAGCAAACGCAAAGAGTCCTCCCAATGTTAGTGCAATCGTCTTAACAGGTGACTTGCTCGGCACATGCTCGGTCGATGTCTTAGAATTTAACATGATTAAAATGGCGACCAGTACCGTTAATCAATTTTTGCATCTTTTTTCTCCAGTGTAGGTGCTTCCTTTGAGTCATCTTTCTTTTTAGACGCAACGACACCGAACGTCGCAAGCGTTCCCGTGAAGACGCTGGCTATAAAAGTCGGATCGATATTTTTTTGAGGAATACCAGGAACAGTTACATAATTAAGGGTCAGTATTGCTGCTGACCATCCAAGAATAATAACTCGAACGAGAGTTGATACACCCTCATCTGCCCACTCAAATTTATTTTCCTTTTTAGATTCCTTTTTCTTTGTTGGATTTGATTCCATTAGAAAAAAGCAACGCATTTCTATTTAGAAAAAAAGGGGGTCAATCGACCCCCTCAAAAACTGGTCTCATCATACCCTTATCGGGTGGACCATCATCGTCATCTGTCGGTGCTGTAATGATATAAGCAATAATAAATCCTACTAGCAACCATACATATGTGTTCACCAGATACCTGGAATGATCTGTCCTGTAGATGCATAAGCACCCATTGCTGCAATGACTCCGATCATTGCTGCCCAACCATTAATGCGTTCTGCGTTTTCGTTCATGAGTTTTCTCCTATTTAAATCCTTTGTTTTTGTCTTGAACCTCTACATGTGAGAGGACATCACTTTCTTGAAACCAAACTCCTAATACTTCCCTGTAGTCATCAAATGTGTGAGTCTTTCCTGTTTTAGAGTAGACTTTATAGATGTGTCTATCATATGAAAGATTAGAGGTTTGCTCAAAAAACTTTGGTAATCCAGTCATACTTTACGCTTTGAAAAGTCATATACACTGGTCTCACCATAAAATTGATGATCTTTGTATCCTACAACTCTACCTTTAGTATTTTGTATTGCAGACATCATAGCAATGATGAGATAGATTGCGGGTGCTCCAACAATAAGAGCAGCAGCAAATACATATCCTGCAAGGAACTCAGCAATAGTATGGTTGGCAGCCCAAGTGAAATCGGTCTGCGTCAAAAGTTCAATCATTTTTTTGTATGGTTTTGTTGTAAATTAAGATCTGTTTACCATCATGAGTGAATACTAGTTCATCATCATGATCCCAACATAATTCTTCATAGAGGGCATTGAGTCTTTCCATATCCTCATAAAGTTGATTGGGATTAGGCATTTTCATCTCCAGATTGTGTCATCATTGCTGCTGCTAGGAAGGCAAGCATCGTGATAGCGAGGGCTGCTAACATTAGTATAATGCCTCTTCTTGTTCAGTCAAGATGGTGCAGTCAGATGTTGGGTAAGCAACACATGTGAGAACAAACCCTTCAGCAATTTGATCATCGTCAAGAAAAGATTGATCCGATTGATCAACATTACCAACTTCAATCTTTCCAGCACAAGAAGAACAAGCACCAGCACGACAAGAATAGTTCATGTCGATTCCAGCCTCTTCTGCAGCATCTAGGAGATATTGATCATCCTGACACTCTATAGTTTGTACAGTTCCTTCAGGAGTCTTGAATGTGATGTTGAATGCCATTAGTAAGTTTCTGATAGTTGTTGTATACTATACGATAGTATTACAAGAAATGCAATACTAGTTATAGTGAAAATAGATTCAGTCATCAGAATCCGAAGATACCAAAGAAAAATACACTACCACTGAAACTATAAGAGACAACAGCAGCAACAAATCCAAGCATAGCAGTGCGTCCATTTAATTTCTCTGCTTTTTCTGCATATGTTTCAAGACCATAACGTTCTGCGTCAGTCTGTGAGATATACATCGTGGGTTCAGTAGCGTACATATTTGTACGTCCACCATCTTCAGTTGTTACAGTCATGTTACACTCCGTAATGTTTCTTTACATAGTATATAGGAAATCTAAAGACCTGTCAAGTCAATAGTCCATGTTGCCGCCATAGCGGATGCAGATCTTTTTGTTCTCTGCTGATGACCTACACCACTGCCTTACATAAGCATCTGCATCCCTATCCATTGTAAAGTGAGCATGGTTATGAAGCATCCCTATTGTAATCAGCAGTCCAATACTAATCAAATTGTAATGAACTGCTGGGTGAGTGGCCATCTTTAGAAAATAATTTTTCATAAAAAAAAGGGATGCCGTCGCACCCCCAGTATAACATCTAGATGTTTATGTGTCTATATTGAATATCAGAAGCTGTACTTCAGACCCAACTTAGTACCGTAACCACGGTCAACGTTGCTGTCGCCACTACCAACGAAGGAGACTTCGCCGTATGCACCCAGGGCATCGGTCAATGCAAGACCCAGACCTGCCTTACCAGAAGGAACGGTATCGCCTTCACCGCTGTCAGGGGAGAGCACAGTAGCACCTGCTTGGACGTAGTAAGAAGAGTTCTCACCAATTGCTCCTTCGTAACCTACGTGCAGGTCGGTATTTGTACCGCTATAATCGGATCCCGTGAAACCTGAGTTGGCTTCGACGTTAACATATGGACCTGCAAGGGCAGCGCCTGCGGACATGGACAGAGCAGCAGCAGCTGCGAATACAGATTTAATCATTTTGTTTACCTATTGTGTCTCGTAGAGATTAACCTACGGATGAAAAGAACCTCGACTTGGTTCTGTTTGTAACCTTTTGTTACTTTAATTGCCTGAAAGACAAAAGGTTAAGTATTTATACTAGCAGGGTTTTTGAGACCTGTCAAGTAGTTGGCGGTTTACCGTCTTGCCCTGACGTTTCAGTGACTCTACCCAGGTATGGGTTGTAGTCCATCAACTCATCAATCCCAATCTGAGCACCTGCATTATTCCAAAAATTGGATTGTGCTTCAAAGTTTCCTCTGTGGAAAACGTCGATGTGTTCGGGGTGGATTGATGATCCCAATTCTAACTTATAAAGAAGAAGAGGTAAAGCATAAGTGTTACCTGAGTTGTAGATCAGATCGTCAGCCACTGGTCGGGGACGTACCCCGTTATCCAGTTTATACCGATCTCCCCGAACATGCAAGTCAAGCATCTTCTTAGCATGATGTCTGGTAATCAAGTAACACGCAGTAGAGAATTCATTTACGAATCTCTTGTGGACCTTGATATGTACGTCACCAGTCGCAATGATAGCGATCTGGCAAACGTCCCAGTCATAAGGTATTCTACAGTAAAAGTCCTTCCATGTAAAGTTCCAGCACTTCACCAAGTCCAGATTGCAGTCATCCTCCATCATCACAGCATAAGGAGCATCGGTCTCCTCATAGAAATGCTTGATTGCCTTGAGGTGTGAGGTAACACATCCAATCTCTCCACTGGTTACCATTTCAGGGTATCTACCCTTCAGAATCTCACTTAGATCATCCTCTCTACCATCATATGCAGAGATACGAGTATAGTTTTCTATCTCCCAATACTTAAATTGTTCTTCCATGTAATTCCATCTTTCAGGTTGCCCATCAAGATTAATACAATAGATTGGACCGATACCTTTGAGTTTGTATGCGGCTTTGTTTTTGTCTCTAAGCATCAATAATCTCCCACTGTTCAGGATATAAGTCTTTAGTATCTAAGTGTTTGTTATTTGGACCGAACCATTTGGATGGTGCAATGACTCTACCTCTATTTGCTAACCATGCTCCCCACCAACTGTAGGTACTGTTAGCAATAATGAAGTCGGAACACAATGACATCAAACAAAGGTCAACATAACTTGTGTTGCCTGTAGCAATCAAGAACCTATCATGGTCAAAAATATCCTGTTGTTTACACCACTCAGGATCATCTGTAAATATAGCAACATTTCTACGAATGTCAAATAAACTTAATGCTCTAGCATAGTAATCAAGATCTAAATTATAATGATTGCCTGAGTTTCTTAAGAAGTCACCACGTCTGATATGTAATGCGATTGGATTAGATACAGATTGAATCATCTCTTCGCATGGAGTTTTGATATCAGCAATGAATGAGAAATCTTTACGAACTTCTTCCTCAATATGTTTGAAGTATTTTTCTGATTGAAAATATCCAACAAGACTTATGTTATCTGGACAAGAGTTAAAGATATTTTCATTAAAAGTAAATCCCTCCTCTTGCACATATCCATTTCCTATAACTGAGTTATTATTACACCCATTCATAGTGAAAGGTTCAAACAATTCAATCCTCAAACGATTGCCTAAGACATCAACAATCAGTTCATTATGATTGGGCACACAATATTCGTGACCATTGTTATTCGCAATGCCTTTTAGTGAAGCATACTGGAACATTTGGTTTCCCAACTGTCCCATTTTTCCTAAGTAATCAAATCCAATCATTTTTTGCTAAGGTTGTTATTGTTTAGTACATCTATGACATAGATCATTTCATTTTGTAGTCGGTTGATTTTATCATCATGAGACTTTAACCAATCATAATTTAAAACAGATTCCTCTATTTCTCCATCAGTATTAGTTTCGCCATTAAGATTCCATCTTTCTACAGCCCAAGCAGGAGGAGTAGAGGACTTCCAGGGATAGAGACTATATTCTAGTTCCGCAACTATTCCATATATCCATATATGAATAGATCTAAACATTTTCTTTAACCCAGTTCTCTAGTTCAACTTTAGGTTCCCAACCAAACGTGCTTCTCATCCGATCAATGTTAGCAAGACTGATTCTTACTTCACCGATGCGTGGAGGAATATTAGTTTGATTATCAGAAATCCAATCAGCAATTTGATTTACTGAATAATTTTGACCTGTACCTATATTATATACCATACCAAAGGCATCGTCACCTACCTCTTTCATTGCTGCTAATATATTAGCATTAACTACATCAGATACATGAACAAAGTCTCTACATTGTTCTCCATCACCAACGATTGTAAGTGGTTCTTCAGCATCTCTTTGACGACAGAAGATGCCAATCACAGGAGCATACTGTCCCTTGCGTGGTGCTCTATGTCCATAGACATTAAAGTACCGAAACACTACCGTAGGCAAATCAAACAAATCAGTATACATCTTGCATAGTTTTTCTCCAGCAACTTTAGTTACTGAGTATGGATTCAAACTATCATCAGGTTGTGTTTCCACATTAGGATAGTCATTGTTACCATAACCAGAAGATGTTGAAGAGTATATGACTCTCTTCACACCTGCTTCTCTGGCACACTGAAGCACCGTACAGGTGCCTAATACATTCTTCTGGACTGCTGCGATAGGATTAGCAATAGCAGGTCCTATACGAGATTCTGCGGCAAGATGAAACACATAATCAACATCATCATAGAATGTACGAGTTGTTTGATAGTTGCTTATATCTTGATTTACATAGGTTGCTTTATCATTAAAATAAAACTGTTCAGCATCTGCACTTTGATTATCGATTACAGTAACAGTAAAACCAATTTTAATAAGTTCATCCACAATGTGAGAACCAATAAATCCTGATCCTCCGGTCACTAATGCTTTCATAATCTATTACTCCTGATGACTGATTCTGCAATGTTAACTTTCAACTTGGTTGTTGAATACCCATGTCTTCTAGTAATCCAAACGATAGGAAGACCTACACCTTTTCCACTATAAGAACCATCAGAATAATCGTCGCCTAAAAAACGAACATCATAGTCACCACTTTCTAGGTAACTAATAAATGTATCTTCTGATTGATAAACAACAATATCATCAATATATTTGATGGACCTTAGAATCTCTTTCCGGTCTTCAAGTGATT